TTTTAAATTCAAACCCAAATAACTGTGCCATATTATATCACCTTATTGTAATTATAATTATATATTAAGTGCCACCGGCATTGCCAGTAGCGCCACTAACCTCCCAATGGTCGTATTGGAATGTAACGGTAAACATTTCAAGAGTATCCGTTGTATTCCAATCCAAATCAATGGGAGAAATCTCCGTTGGAAATAATCCACTAAATGTATAAGTACGTAATGGAAGACCGGTCTTACCAAAATGAGTTATATTAGCATTCGCTTTATACAATGACGGACTTGCAGAACTAAAACTTCTCAAGTTACCAAGATGCGAATTAATATTACCACTCCACTCTTCCATTGCATTACGAATTGCAAAATCCTCATCTTGTATAATTGTAACTGTCCACTCAGCAAATGTACGATCACCAGCAATTTTAATCTTACGACCAAAATACGGTACTTCAATTGTTCCTAATGTGGAAGCAGGCATTTGCGCCGCTTGACACATAAATGGAAATTTGAAATCTGCCGATCCATTTACAGGATTAGTCAAAGTCACCTGAAATAGAGACGGGCGAGCGCCTCCAAGAGTCAGCTGTGCTTTGATTTCGTTTATATTAAAAGCCATTTTTTAAGCTCCTCCAACTTGTCTACGACTATTTATCTTAGAATTGTCCGACTACTTCAGAGAATTCTACTCCAGTACGTACTGCAATAAAGTTCAACTGAATGAAGTTAATTGACCTTGCAGGTTTAATATAAATATCTCCTACAAATCTATTACCATCAATTACTTCGCCGGTATTGTTTGTTTCATCACAGACAACCCTAAAGTCGTAAATTCCTCGACGACCTTGAATATCTCTCAAGAAAGGCTCGACCATGTTCCGGAACTGGGCCCGAGTAAACTCATCGTTGAATTCAAACAACATAAACTTAGCTGCCGTTGCAATTGCTTTCTCAAGAACAATGAACAACCTACGAACATTAATTCTATCGAATGCGCTAGGCTTGCTGAGCAATGTCTTATCACCAAACAACAATGTACCTTGACCTGGTTGAGTAATAACCGGATTAACTTTATTCTTATAAAGATGATCGCGATCAGCCTTGTCAGGATTATAAGGTAACTTAATGATATTCTTAATAATGCCTCGGTTATATCCAGCAGGACTCCACCAAGGATCTCTTACATCATCGGTTCTTACAACCAAACCAGCAATATCACCATTCAATGGAACGTACCTATATACATCACTGTATTTGTCATATTGCCACTTCCAACCACTATCACAAACCCCATACGAAGACGGAGTTAACGAATTCGCAAAAGTTGTTACATCGTTAAACTCTCCGCCAGTATTATTGAACACATCAGCTTTTTCTGGTGACATAAACACAACACAATCTTTTCGAATATCAGCAATGTTATCAAGCAGATAGTTTGGCCATTGCTCACCATTAGTACCACCTCTGGACAATCCAGTAAGCACTAATGATATATCAATATCCTCTGGACTCTTGAATAAGTCAACAGCTGATTGAAGTGCACCGATTGCAATTGATGTTTCATTTGGATTAGTACCATCAGAACCAATCAACATAGACTTCGTATAAGGCTTCACAGCGTTAACGTAGTTGTTAAGATTTACAGCGGTATTCGAATATGTTTCTGCTGCAGTATTAACATTTGACGTTGCTCGAACATCAGTACCACCAACCCAAAGCCAATTAGATTGATTATCAATTACATCTTTGTAGTAAATTGACTCTCCACTTTCGTTCTTAGCATCAGATGCTCTTGATAGACCTTCCCATATTTCTAAGATATTATCTCTAGTACCTGTAATGGATCCATCTTCATCTGATACAACTATATGTAATTCATCATTAGCAGTATTATTTGCTACGTTATTAGAATATTCAGATTGACTAGGAGCTTTATCAACGTTGTCTCTATATTCCCAGAAACGTGTAACACCACCCGAGTTAATACTATCACCGACACTGTTGTTAACACTGAGGTCACTTGCTAGTCTATATTTTTGATCTATAGTAAATGATACATTAGCTAAGAATGTTGTAGTTGAACCTGCAAATGTTGCTCCAGCTTGTACAGCACCCTTTGCTGTAATCTTAACTGTTTGATAACCAATAGATGTGTTACCTAAACGTACTTGGTCACCAACGCTGAATACTGTTTGTGCAGTAGTCATAGATAAGTTAGCACCAACTCTAATAACGTGAGCTGCTTGACCGGAACTATCTCCTGACTCGGTACCTGTTTGACTGAATAGTAATGTAGTACTACCTACAGCAATGTTAGCTACAAAGCCAGTATTAGATGAACTAACATCCATTGTACTGTTTGTTACACCAGTAAACGTACTTTCAAATGCTAATGCACTATCACATACACTAACCTTCAAACTATTACCTAGAGCACCTGGAAACTTTGCTATGAAAGTTGACAGCGTAGCAGTAGTCGATAAAGTTAAACCGTCGTGGTGTTCTTGATTTTTAATTAAATCCGTATGCGTAGCAACAGAGCTGTTAGCAACAGTCGCCTCAGTCTGTAGAGCAGTAGCGTTCAACGCATCGCTCGGAATTGCACGTACAGTATACAGCTTATTACCATAAGCAAGAAAATTCGCTGCAGTAAAAAAAGTATTAAAGTTGGTAGAGTCGGGCTCTCCAAACGTCGCGACTAACTCTTCTTCTGAAGAAATCAACGTACGCTCTTCTGCGGGGCCCCACCTGAACCAACCGGCGAACGCTCCTTCTGTCGTAGAAACTGCAGGTATAATGCCTGTCAGGTCTATTTCAGAGACATTAACGCCTGGACTGACTTGAAATCCCATTTCTCTTCTCCTCTGATCTTATGTGATCTTGTAAATTCATAGCTTGTATTTATTTATAATTTCGATGGGTTCGCCAATTATTTAATATAATCTATTGTTAGCCTCATCCCACTCAGAATGAGTAATTAAAGTATCCCCGTGTATGAATTCATCTTTCTCTTTCGTCTCAGTCTGTCCATCATTAATAAACCCAAATGGTAGTATATCTTCCTCTAATGCTTGTTGATTAGCATCATGTAGTGATTTACGTATATCAATATCGGTTATCTCTTTAAAATATTCTTGGTTTGTTAACCATGCAAATAACACTAAGCACATTACTAAATCATCGTGGTATCCTTCTTCAGCTTGAAAACTAGTTCCTTTTACTGAAAATGCCGTAAGCTCCTGTATTATATCAAAATCATTAACAAGTAACCTATCATGTTCCACAATTGTTTTTAATGTAGCACAACCTACTCTTTTTAATTGTTTTGTAGTTCTTACACCAAGTTGTTGTGAACCTCCACCAAAGCCAGCATTAATTATTTGACCAGATCTACCTCTCCATTGCGCAGTCATAATATTTTCATATTCGAGATCATGGTGTAGAATATCTGCCACCTGCTGTCCTATATCATTAATTTCTACAAGACAGAGAGCATCATTATATTTTCTCGCAGCCTGCAGAATAATACTAGGAAACAACATGGGACTTATAATATTACTTTTAAATGTTGCAACGACCTCGTACGGAACCACACTACAGTCTATGATTATAAATGCAGAAAAATCGTTGCCTATACCTCTCGAAGTATCTACGCTAATTGAATATACATGATTCGGCTGTGGCTCTTTAAATATTTTTACATTTTCATTTTTATATAATGGTTCGTGAAATACAAGATTACCTAACTTGTTTGGGTGGATTAATGTATTTGATGATCCTAAAAACTCACATTCAAACTCAACTCTAAACTGATCTTCACTGGTGTTCTTGATGGTCTGCTGCTTCCACTCTTCATCTCTACCAGGAACCTCTGACCAATGCACCTCAATTGCCTCATACTCATTGCGTGCTTCTGTTGCATCTACCCATATTTTATAAAATAGATTCATACCTTTTGGTGTAGATGTGATCATAACTCTCGTAGTATTACCAGATGAGATAGTAGGATATGTCGATGCAAAAAATTCTTGTTGCTGATGTGATGGTACGAATGCAAACTCATCTAGATATATTAGGTTAAACGATCCACCACGAACAGACCCACTGGACGTTGCACCTGCTAATATCTTAGATCCGTTTTCAAGTTCAAGGTTACCTTTATTCCATTCAACAATACCCTGTTGCATCCAAGTAGGTAGATACTCAAATGCAAGCTGAATTCTATGAAGTATTTCTCTAGCCGTTGCAGCTTTGTTAGCAAGGACAGCAACATTAAAACTTTCGTTAAACAATGCAAAGTGTAATATCAAAGCAGTCATAACAGTAGTCTTACCAGACTGCCTAGGCATCTTGCAAATAGTAAATCGATTTTTTTGAACAGAATCGATTATCTTATCCTGGAATGGGTATGATGTAAAATTCATCAAACCCTCATCAACATTAACTATCTTCATATAATTGTTACAAAAATATTTAATATCTTTAGCACATCTCGCAAGCTCTTTTATTTGCTCCTCTGTATAATCCAGAGTAACATTAGCTTTTTTTAATCTAGGATTACCTAGATAGATATCATTTTTATGTAGAGATGCCAATGCCAGCTCCCATTAGATGTTTTCTATTTTCCAAATGCCC